TTACAAAATCACTGCAATTAACATTGCAAATGGCGGGACATCATACACTAATCCACCTGCTGTGGTAATTACCGGCGGCGGCGGAACAGGCGCGACTGCTACTGCATACATTAAAAATGGAAAAGTTTATAGAATAAATGTAACAAACAGTGGATCGGGATATATTTCTTCGCCAACAATAACATTAAGTGGATCAACGACAGGTACTCAAGCCAAAGCAAGTGCTGTGTTAGGTGAAAGTTTACCGAGAACGACACACATAGGAATAAAATTTGATAGAAACACAGGAGATACATTTATTACCAGTTTACAAAGAACTGAAACATTCACAGGCAATGCAAGTAAATTAAAATTTAAATTAAAATGGCCAATGGATCTGCGTACAAACACAATTTCGATACTAGTGGCAGGCAAAAAACAATTGAAAAGTGAATTCACATATGCAAATGAAATAGATGAAACAAAAACATATGTTAGAAACACAGGATATATCCAATTTACTTTACCGCCTGCAAATTTATCAACAATTTCAATCAGTTACAAAATAAATGAAGATATTTTAAACACTGCTGACAGATTCGCATTGTATGAACCAACATCAGGAATGCCTGGAAAAGAATTAGCACAGGTAATTGATGGTATAGATTACGGTGGAGTTGAAGTGAGAAGTATTGGGTTTGAAAACAACTCAGGTTGGGGCAATGAACCTTTCATGGAAAGTGAGTGGGATACGTTTGACGAAAGTTATGAAGATGAAGTATTCTATTTAGACGGCAGTACATTAACATTAAATCTTGCAAACACGTTGGTGTCTGGCATTGAATATCACATTTATCAAAATGGAAAAAGAGTGGATGATCCTGCATTTGATGCCGGTAATCCTACAAATATTTTAGCACAAATGAATTCATTACAAGGTGATGGATCTACAAAAACAGTTGATATCAGTATGTTAGAAACTGATGACGGTGATATAATCATTGTTAGAAAATCCACAAGTGATGGATCATTTTTACCAGATCCAAACATTGTGGACACTTTAGTAAAAGGCGGAGACTTAACATATTCAACTGCACAAGGTATAAATGCAGAAGATATAAATGTTGACGGTGACGGTTTTGTTACAGAAACAACTGCAAAAGGACCAGAAGAATTTGTTCCAGGACAAGTTTTAGATACTTTAGACATTCAAGTGTATGACAGAGGACAAAATTCAGGAAGTAAAATTAACAGTTACAATTATGTTGGAGATGGCACAACAACAGAATTTGGTTTTGTGGATTCACCACAAAGCAACACAGCAATATTCTTAAGCATAAACAATATTTTATACAACACAAATCAATTCACAGTGAACTATCAAGATAAACACATTGATTTGGATCAAGCACCAGCAGTTGGCGACAAGATTAACTTTATTACCATGGGCAACAATGGAGAGTCTATATTAGATGTTGATACATTTACAGGAGACGGAAGCACAGTTGAATACGTAACAAGAGCGAAATTCAAAGCAGGCAACATACAAACCTTTGTGAAAGTAGACGGACAAGACGCAACTTATTCTGTGATTGAAACAGATTCTTCTTATGCTGTTCCTAACAGAGTGGCAATTAGATTCAACAATGCTCCTGCATCAGACAGTTTCATAAACATTGTGGTGTATGAAAGTGCTTCGCAGTCGTTCAGTGAAGTTACTCAAGACACATTTACAGGAGATGGAAGTACAGTATCTTACCAAATGAATCAAACTCCTTTCACACAAACACCTTTCACAAACAATGTGATTGTAAAAGTAAACAATGATGTTCTAAGAAGTGGATTCCACAGAAGATTCACTGTAAGCACATTAAGAGAATATGAATTTGAAAATTGGCAAGTGTTACCAGGCACAATCAATGCCACGGATGTAAGAGCATACATTAACAAAATAGAATTAACATCTGCTGAATACAGATGGAACCCTGGAAATTCAAGTATTACATTAAGCACAGGAATAGGTCAAGTAGGCGACACAGTTGATGTGTATATTGAAAATGGCGAGTACAGTGTAAACGATAGTGGATTGATAACATTTACAACTGCTCCAGCTCAATCAAGCACAGTTACAATATATCAATTCAGCAAACATGATGTACAAGATATAGATAGAACACAATATGATGTTGTGGAAAAATTAACAATCACAGTCAACACAGAAGATTATTTCCAATACAATCAATTGACAAATGGTATTGTAAAATTAAATCGTCCGGCAGTTGATGCTCAATATGTTTGGGTATGCGTAAATGGTGAATGGCTAGCACCAAGTGTGGACTACACAGTTTCCAACAACCAAATGTATTTGAAAATTAATAGAACATTATCGCAAAATGATGAAATAGATGTGATTCATTTCACTGCTCCAAGTTTTGTTGGTAAATTTGCATATAGACAATTCAAAGACATTATGAACAGAACTCATTTCAAACGTATTGGCGATGACAAACAATACACATTGGCACAAAATTTATCATGGAATGACAAAGAAATTGAGTTGATTGATGCTACTGGAATAACAGAACCTAGTGTTGCTTCACAACAACCAGGTATTATTTTTATAGACAATGAACGAATTGAATATTACAAAAAGGATGGCAACAAGTTACAACAACTAAGACGCGGAACCTTTGGTACTGGTATAGCAGAAATACATCATGCCAACACTGATGTTTACGATCAAAGTGCGTTCCAAAATGTTCCATATAAAGATTCTTTCATATCTGAAACTTACACAGGTGCAGATGTGGTGAACAATACTCTTAATATAGGGTTTACACCAAAATCAGTCAATGAATTTGAACTGTTTGTAGGTGGTAAGAGAATGAGAAAAAACAGTATTAGTGTGTATGATCCTACTTTAGGACAAGATAGTCCAGAAGCAGATAGCACAGTGCCTGCAGAATTCAGTGTGACAGGAACGACTGCTGTGATCACTTTCACTAGCACGCCAGTCGAAAATGCCCAAATTTTGCTGGTAAGAAAACAAGGTAAAATATGGCAAACAGGAACAGATCCACTAAGTCAGACGGAAAATGACATTGCAAGATTCATACGTCAAAAAGAAGTGGCTGTGCCGCAATAAATACAATGGTAGAACGGAGCAAAAATGAGCAAAATTAAAGACAACAGCGGTGTATTAATACAAGGACACATTAAAATACACGATCCTGAATCAGACAAGATTTTTGTTGATAAACGCAATGCAATTCATTATGAAAATATGAGTGTTGCTTTGGCAGAAAGTGTTGCTAATCAGGGACAAGGATTCATAAATTCAATGTCGTTTGGAAACGGCGGAACGAGTGTTGACCCAACAGGGATCATCACATATCTTACACCAAACAGTACAGGTACAAATGCTACACTGTACAATCAAACATACACAAAGATTGTTGACGACAGATCAGTTTCAAACCTAGATCCGCAAAGAAACAAAATAGAAACAAGACATATCAATGGAACAAATTACACAGATGTTGTTGTAACTTGTTTGTTAGACTATGGTGAGCCAAATGGTCAAGATGCTGTGGATACAGCAAGTGGATCAGACAGTTTATATGTGTTTGATGAATTAGGATTAGTAAGTTACTCGCCAAGTGGAACAGGCAAATTATTAACACATGTAATTTTTCACCCAGTACAAAAAAGTTTAAACAGACTGATACAGATTGACTACACAGTAAGAGTTCAAAGTTTGACAGGTTTTAACGAAGGATAATAAATGGCATATACAATAAGTTTTACTGATGCTGTAAACAAAGGCACTATCACGATTGAGGACAACACTGTTAACAATCAAACCAGCATCAATTTTCCAGGAAAGAATACAACTTCATATGGAACAGTTATATCAGAAAACTTTTTAAACATATTAGAAAATTTTGCTAACAGTTCAGCACCATTAAGACCAATTGAAGGACAAACTTGGTTTGATACTACATCAGGTGTAAATCAACTTAAAGTGTATGACGGAGCAAATTGGGTAGCGGCAGGTGGATTGAAAAAAGCAATCAATCAACCAAGTGCATCTGAAAGTATTTCAGGAGATTTATGGGTAGATACAAATGCTCAACAACTATACCTGTTTACTGGATCAGGATGGATTTTAATAGGTCCACAATACAGTCAAGGATTAACAACTGGTGCAACACCAGAATCAGTAACTGGCACAGATGATTTAACATACAACATTGTTAAATTAGAAGTTGAAGCACAGACAGTTGCTATAATTTCTAAAAATTCATTCACTCCTAAAATTACTATTCCAGGTTTTTCAGCATTGAATCCAGGAGTAAATCTAAGTGCAACAAACTTTGGTGCAGACGTAAACAAATTATATGGTACATCTGAAAAAGCAGAATCATTAGTGGTTGGTAATTCAACAGTTGCCGCAGGAAATTTTTTAAGAGGAGACACAACATCATTAACAGATTTTCCTATAAAAATCAAAACAGATCAAGGTCTTGAAGTTGGATCTGCTGGAACATTCAAAATGTTTGTTGAAAATCAAGCAGGTATAATTCAATTAGGAACACAAGACGAAGAAATAGATTTTAGATTAAACAATGGTGGCTCGATATCAACAGTGATGAGAATTAGTTCACAACAACAAGTTGGTATTAACAAAACAAATCCAAATGAAGCATTAGATGTCACAGGAAATATTTTATCATCAGGCACAATAGTGTCAAACAGCACATCACCATCAGTCAACATAGGCACAGGAGCAATTGTTTCTAAAGGTGGTTTAGGTGTGGCTCTTAATGCAAACATTGGTGGAACAGGAACTTTTGCTGGTGACGTTACAGCACAGTCTGTTTTACCTTCACAAAATTTAACTTACAATTTAGGTTCAACCACAAATAGATACAACACAGTGTATGCTAATCAAATACAAGCAGGTAGTGTTGTTACAAGCAGTATAACAGGAAATGCCACAAGTGCTACAACGGCTGATAAAATTGCCCAAGCAACAACATTTAGATTGACGGGAGATGTTACAGCAGTTGATGTTTCATTTGATGGACAAACTGGCGGAACAACAAAAACTTTTACAACAAGCATAAACAATTCATTTATAGGTAATCAAACATTGACAACAACAAGTGCAGTTGGTGATGAAATTATTATCAATAGAACATCAGGAACAACAGGAATCTTTAAAACAACTGTTGGAGCAATTACTAATTCAATAGCAACACCACCAGTAGCATCCATGATGCCTTATGCTGGAGCAACTGCTCCTTCGGATTGGTTGTTGTGTGATGGTGCAGAAGTGCAAAGATCAGTTTACAATCAACTGTTTCAAGCAATTGGAACACAATTTGGAACTCCAAGCAGTTCTTCAGTTTTCAAGTTACCAGACATGCGTGGTAGATTTCCACTAGGTAAAGACAACATGAGTAATCCTGGTTTAGGACAAGGTTCAGCAGACAGAGTAACATCGCCCGTTGCAGATGCATTGGGATCAGGTGCTGGTAATGAAGATAAAACTATTACAAAAGAAAACCTTCCAGAACACGAACACGATTTAAGAGCAAACAATGGTGATCAATTCTTTGCAGGAAGAAACATTGCAGGTGCTTCTACAGATCCTGCTGTAACAACAACAAGTGGACCAGATTTAGCAAACACCAATGGTGCTCAGCAATTACCTAATTCAGGTGGCATTGACGGAACAATAGGACAAGCAATGGATGTGATGAATCCATACTTAACATTAAACTACATCATTTATACTGGAGGAGCATAATGAGTTATAGGTTGAATAAAACTGACGGCAGTTTACTTGTAGATTTAATTGACGGTCAATTAGATACCACTTCCAGTGACTTAACACTGATCGGAAGAAATTATTCAGGATTTGGTGAAGTATTAAATGAAAATTTCATACAGTTATTAGAAAATTTTGCTAACGCATCTGCTCCTATAAATCCAATCAGAGGACAACTTTGGTTTGACACAGCAGAAAATAGATTAAAAGTTTACAACGGATCAGCATTTACATCATCAGGTGGAACCACAGTAACTGAAACACAACCTAACATGGTTGCAGGTGATCTTTGGATCAACAGTGTTACCAGTCAAATGTATTTCTACGATGGTGTGAGATTACAATTAGTAGGACCTTCTTATTCAACAGCACAAGGCACATCAGGTCATCAAGTGGCAAGTGTGATTGACACACAAAATACTACACAAACCATCGTTAAAATGTTTGTTGGTGGAAACCTTGTTGGAGTTCATTCAAATGCTACATTTACGCCGACATCGACAGAAAGAATAACAGAACTTGTTACAGCGTCTAACCCAACAGGATTGATATCAAAAGGATTTAACACAGTAGGAACAGATTACAAATACAAAGGCACAGCCACTATTGCTGAATCTTTGGTTGATGGTAATGGCATTGTGCGTACAGCAGATCAATATTTGGTGTCAGACAGTGATGACATCACTACAGGTGCTTTAACAATTCAAAACAATGCAGGATTAACTGTTGGATTAAATCAAAACACAAAATTACAATTCACTAACAATGCATTCACGATAGCAAATCAATTATCCAATCAAGATGTTGAAATAAAAGTTAGAACGCCGGCTGAAGTTTCTGCATTCAAAATAGACGCTTCTGCTTCTGCAGTTGGAATTTACAAATCAACTCCAACAGCAAGTTTACATGTAGGCGGAGACACAATCATTGATGGCAATTTAACTGTAGGCGGAACACAAACATCAGTCGACACAGTAAATTTAAGAGTTGAAGATAAAAATATAGAATTAAACTTAAACAGCGATGGCGTAACAACCAACGATGCTGGAGCAGACGGTGGCGGAATTACTTTAAAATCTGCAGACGGTGATAAAACATTTGCTTGGGCAGACGGTACAGATGCTTGGACCAGTTCGGAATGGTTAGACTTTGCTGTAGGCAGAGGTATTAAAATTAACACTAACACTGTGCTAACAGAAACTGCTCTAGGCGGATCAGTTGCAGGTTCATCATTAACATCTGTAGGAACACTTGTTAATTTAGATGTAGATGATGTAAACATTAATGGATCTACAATCACAAGTCAAAATGCTGAGTCGTTAAAATTAAGTTCAGACACAGCGGCAATAGAAGTTTTAAGTAACAAAAGAATTACAGGAGTCGGAACACCAGTAAATGCTTCTGATGTTGCCACAAAAGAATACACAGATGGTTCAACGATTATCAGTTTACAATTAGATGTTTCAGGCTTTACGCAAAACACTGTGGGAAACAATTATCTAAACACAAGAGAAGTTTTACAAACATTATATCCTGTTGCAGGATATGGAAGCGGATCTGCAGAACCACCATTGGGTGTGTTTGCAAACAGTGTGATCCCTGCAAGAAGCGATGGTGCTTTAGCAAGAGTGTTGACTGTTGATTATGGAACGGGTGGCGGATTCACAATACCAACACTTGATTTCTCGAGTTTAAAAAATTATGCTCAAGTGGATCAAACAATAACTGTGATGCAAAGAACTATTTCCAGTGTTACATTTGGTGCACAAGATCCAAATTTATTAGCAACAACTAAAATTACCACAACTGCTTCGCACTATTATGAAGGTGCTCAAGCAATAGTGATTTCAGGCACAACTGTGGTGAATGGTGTGTCAGCCAACATAGATGGCAACTACACAATACAGGCGGCTGAATTTTCAGCAGAAAGTCCAAACTTTGTAAGTTTCACAATTAATTTAGACACTTCTGCGGCAGGTTGGCAGAGTGCAACTTGTACTGTTGGTACTGTGGAAAGAACTACTGTGGTAGGTAATGCAAACAAACAGGTGCTAGAAGAGTTATCAAATGCTTCAAACGTAACTGGAGCAATCACATTTGCTCCCACAAGAAAATTATTACAATTTGGTGTCAATGGTGGTGCGTGGACATTTGACAGGGAGATAACACTTACATTAACTTCATAGGAACGATAAATATAAGAAACAAAGGGTATTATGGCATATATTGTTAACAAATTTGATGGAACACTGATAGCAACTGTAGAAGACGGTACTATTGACAACACAACTAACTTACGTTTTATAGGTAAAAATTACGCTGGTTACGGTGAAATCCAAAACGAAAACTTTTTACATCTATTAGAAAATTTTGCAAGTGGCAGTCAACCAAGTCGTCCATTGGGCGGTCAAATATGGTTTGACTCATCTTCAAGCAAATTAAAATTTTATGATGGAACAAAATTTAGAACAACAGGTGGTGCTGAAGTTGGTGCTACTGCTCCAGTAGGATTAACCACTGGTGATTTTTGGTGGGATTCAGCAAACAGTCAATTGTATGCTTGGGACGGAACAAGTTTCATTCTTGTAGGTCCACAAGGAACAGGTAGCACAGTTACTCAATTTGTTTCAAGACAAATCAAAGACAATCTAGATGCCAATCAAATTATCATAGAAGGTAAAGTTAACAATATCACTACAATGCTATTCAGTTCATCAGCATTCACGATAGGTACAACAGATCCAACCAACACAATCACAGGATTTGATGTTGTGAAAAAAGGTATCACATTAGTCAATACTCAATCTACAACAAACGGTGTAACATCCACAGATCACAGATTTTGGGGTACAGCATCCAACTCAGATAGATTAGGCGGATTTGAAGCATCTGATTATATCAGATCAGGAGCAAGTGCTTTCTCTAGCATTGTTAGATTTGGTGATGTAGGATTTACAGTGGGTGATTCAAATGATTTAAAAGTTTCAATCGAGAATGGCACAGAAGGATCTATTGCCAATGAAATAGGCAACAAGATTTCTTTAAAAGTAAATGATTCTGGATCTGTTAATGAAATTGCTTTTGTTAACACAGATGGAATTATTCCAGGAACTGGTAATAAAAATTTAGGTATAGTGACAGACAAATGGTATGAAGTACATGCAAACTATTTCAAAGGTTTGGCAGACAGTGCTTCTGGTATTGAGTTTGGTGCACAAACTTATTTAGGTTCTACAAATGCTGTGAACAACACAGTGGCATTGAGAGATGGTTCAGGAGAAATTACTGCCAGTGTATTCAATGGTAGAGCAACACAGGCTTCTTATGCTGACTTGGCAGAGATCTACACAACAGACCAAACATACGATGTGGGAACGGTTATGGCAATTGGCGGTGACGCAGAAACAACAGCATTTTTTGATGGTGGTCCATTTGGTGGAAATGTTTTTGGTGTTATATCAGGCAGTCCAGGATTTTTAATGAACAAAGATGCTGAAGGACAAGCGATTGCTTTTGTTGGTCGTGTGCCAGTTAAAGTTGAAGGCCCAGTTGAAAAAGGTCAAAAAGTATATGCGAAAGATCTTGGTATGGCAACTGCTACCAAAAAAGGACAATTGGTAGGTTTTGCTTTAGAATCAAATCCAGATGAATCCATGAAATTAGTTGAGGTCGCACTACGTTTAATAAATAATTAGTAGGAATAAAATACAATGGCTTTAGTAACAGCAAATAGATTCAATACTCTAAGACAGCAAATTGATAATGTGTTAGGAAATGGTTCAGGTGATACTGGCTATGGACAAACACTTACAACACAATCAGTACAAGTTGGTGATTTAATCAACGCACAGAACATTAACAATTCATACGAAGATTTAAGAAAAGCATACAAACACCAAACAGGTGGCAACCCAGCATCAAGTTTAATTCAAGCAGTCAATCAAGGAGACTTGATCAAAGAAAATGATGGCGTGAGTTACACAGGTTGGGATCAATATGAAGCATTGGCAACAACAGTCAGCACAAATAGATTAACAGTTGATGCAACACAGCAATCAGTTGTACTTGCTAGAAACAATACTAGAGGTTCTTGGAATGGAAATATTACTCTTATTGTGAACGTAAATTTTGCATCAGCAGATGCTAGAAGACATTATTTTAATGCAGGTGGATACATTCAAATTTCATCCAGCACAACAGACGGCAGTTCAAAAGGAAGTTCTTGGAATTCAGTAATGGGCGGAAATTTAAAATTCAGTGCTCATGGAACAACACACACAGGAAATGGAACTCCAACAACCGCATTAGGAAACTTCGAACTAACAGGAGCCTCACAAAGACTATTATCAAACTTTGATGCAGGAGGTGGAGCATACTCTGCCAACGATTATTATGTGAATGTACAATCAACCAGCTCAACCCAAATCAGATTCTCAGTGTATTGGAGAGACCAATCAGGTGGTAATCCAGACGAAAATATTGGTAACCTAAGATCCTATTTCTACACAGCAACAGCAATCACAGATGTAATTGGTACTGCACCAGGTGTTGTACGTGGTTCTGGCGATAATTTCTAATCTATAATTTGACTTATATCCAAAAATCAAGTATAATATTCTTAATATTATGGATGAATCCTTATCAAAATCTTTGGAATACGCACAGCGTCTAAAAACATTTAACAATCAAATAAAATTGTTAAAAGAAAAATGTCTTGAGAACAATATCTTATACACTCAAGGACACCAATTCACTGTTGATTTAAACCTTATCAATTATTCGTTAACACTAATGAACATTAAGAAAACTAATGAAGCAATCTTCCTTGATGATTATAAACTTCCTGTGAAAATTACAGACATTAAATCCTTTCACAGCGATATTACTGACTTGTATCAACGCAATCTTAATCAATATTTTGTAGAATATAATCAAATAGTGAAAGATAAAGGTGAGATCTAATCATGTCAAAAGGAGTTTTACTTTTTGCACATAACAATAGCACTGTGGACTATGTTAAACAGGCAAACTTTTGTGCAGGACAGATAAAAAAGCATCTTGATTTGCCAGTGTGTTTAATCACATCAGACAAATTTAACGAAGATCATAACAATTTTAATCATGTTATTGTGGTAGACAAGCCATCAACTAATCAAACAAAAACTTTTAATAATGCAACAGCACGTTACAAAGATTTTTGGAACAACACTTCAAGACCTGATGCTTATTCTTTATCTCCATATGATGAAACAATTGTAATGGATACAGATTACATTGTGGCAAATAGCAATCTTAACAAAGTATTCCACAGTAAAGAAGATTTCCTAATCAACTACAAAGCACAACACATAGATTTTGAATCTAGATACACTGAAGAAATGAAATATGTCAGTGATACTGGTATTGAAATGTGTTGGGCCACAGTGTTTTATTTTAAAAAAACTGAAAGAACTAAAATTTTATTTGAATTAATTAATCATATAAAAAATGAATGGGAATTTTACAGATTCAAATATCAAATTGGGAACACAATTTATAGAAATGACTTTGCGTTTGCCATAGCAATTCACACAATTAATGATTTTGCTAAAACTAATTGGCCCAAACAGTTGCCTAGTAAACTGTTTTATGTGACAGATAAAGATAGTGTAGATTCCTATGTGGACAACAAATGGAATTTTACATTTGAACGAGGCATCAAGTGTCAAATAAAAGATATGAATATACACATAATGAATAAAATAGGATTGAATAAAATTATAGATGAAATTGAATAGAGGCTTTATATTATTTGTACAGAAGAACGATGCTTGTGATTATCTAAAGCAGGCTGTCGCTTGTAGTCTCAGTATTAAAAAATTTATGCCTAATGAACAGGTATGTTTAATCACGGACATTGATGTTCCAAAAGAATATCAAAAACATTTTAACTTTATTAAAGATATACCTGGAGAAGATCTAGCAGTAGACAATGACTGGAAAGTGAATAATAGGTGTAAAATATATCACATAAGTCCATTTGATCAATCTATTGTGTTAGACGTGGATATGTTATTGTTGCAAAACATTGATCATTGGTGGAAACAATTGAGTCAATATGAATTATATTATACAGATAAAGTTAAAACTTATAGAAATGATTGGGTAACAAGTGATTATTATAGAAAAGTATTTGTTGAAAATTCATTACCTAATGTGTATTGTGGATTTCATTATTTTCAAAAATGTAAGAACAATGAAATATTTTTTAACTTGTTAAAAGACATTGTTACAAATTATGAATTGTACAGCAAACGTTTTACAAAAAATAAAACACAATCCTGGTGCAGTATGGATGTTGCCACTGCCATAGCAATAAAGATACTAGGAATCCAGCATAAGGTTTTCAGCAAACATAACAATTTAACGTTTACGCACATGAAACCTAAAATACAGAACTATCAAAGCCAGATGAATTTATGGACTGAACAACTTGATTACAATCTCAATTCGCAATCTGAGTTATTTGTAGGTAATATAAAACAATCTGGATTATTCCATTATGTTGAAGATAATTTTTTAACAGACCAAGTGTTGGAGCATCTACAATGAAAATAAGACCTCCACTAGAATTTGATGTAATACGACCTAAAGTTAATTTTTATTTCCATTTTGATCCGGAAACTGATGAGGTGCTAGGTTGCAGTGTTCAAAAACAAGGTCACAGTGTAGAAATTACAAAAGAATTAGCAGATCAAATACATGTAGGATCAAAGCATTTAGCAGACTACAAAGTTACATTTAAAAATAATGAGTATATTGTGGAATCTAAGTATGTTGTCAATGCTAAAACTCAAACAGAAATAGAAAAAGTCGATCACATAAACAAAACAGTGTATGAGATAGTAAAAAATGATAAAGATTCATGTATTAGATTTATGCTAGACTTAAAAAATAAAAAATGGAATATCAGTATCGATGATGAATTAAAAGACTTGATTCAAAAAACAGTAACACAAAAAAATAATATGTTTAAATTTTTTACTACACCGGCAGATAACACCAGTGTGCTTGATTATTCATTCAATATCGACTTGTCAGAACTATGCACAAATGGTAATATGCAGATTGATCATAATTCAACTGCCACGCCCAGATTGTTTTGTCGTAAGATTTACAATTATTCATATGAGGTAACGCAATGATTTTAAAGATATCTGAAATGGATTTTGTATTTTTAAGTGTGGATGAGCCCAATGCTGAAAAAAATTTTGCTGATTTAAAAAGAAAAATCCCTTGGGCAAAACGTGTGCATGGCGTAAAAGGCTTTGACACAGCACATAAAAAAGCGGCAGAGATATCTGACACAGAAAGATTTATAACAGTGGATGCAGATACGCAGGTGCATGAAGACTTTCTTAATGTAATAGTAGATTTAAAATCGTTAGGCGTAGACAACACCTATCAATTCAGTTGGTGCGGCAATATTGATCTAAATGGTTTAAAATATGGCAATGGCAGTTTAAAATGTTGGACCAAGGACTTTGTTAAAAATATGAAAACACATGAGAATCATGATGGATTAGAAGGAAGTAACAATAAAAATGTAATAGAATTTTGTCATTTTCCTAATTACTATCAATTCAACGATAACTATTCAACCAGTTACATAGATGGATCTGCTTACCAAGCCTGGAGAGCAGGATTTAGAGAAGGTGTAAAAATGAGTTTGGATAAAAATGTTAGACAAGCACCAAAAGACTTATGGTGGCAAAATTATCAACGATTACTTGTCTGGATGACAGTGGGCATGGATAACACTTACGGCATTCATGCTATTCATGGTGCTAGGACAGGTTGTTATCTTACAATGTGTACAGATTGGGACTTTAGTCAGGCAAATGAATATAGATATTTTGAAAAGTATTGGAAGTTTGAACTTCATGATGACATTAAAGTTGATTTTTATAAAGACAGTATTGACTTAGGCAAAAAGATTATTAACGAACATGACATTGAACTGCCTATTGAACCATTAACTGTGGAACAAAGCAAATTTTTTAAAAAGGTTTATCTTAATACTCCAAGAATAATGAGGAAAACATTATAATGTACGATATTGTGTTTATAAGTTACAACGAAGCATTAGCAGATCATAATTATAAAACTTTGTGTGAACGATTCCCTATTGCTCAACGTGTACAAGGAGTAAAAGGTATTCATCAAGCACACATTGAAGCCGCAAAAACATCTGTTACAAAAATGTTTTGGGTAGTTGATGCTGACGCACAAATTGTAAATGATTTTAATTTTGATTATGATGTAGATCAATACAATTTAGAAACAGTTCATGTGTGGCAGAGTCGTAATCCGATCAATGATTTACAGTATGGATATGGTGGAGTAAAACTATTGCCAAAGAACTTAACATTAGCACTAGACACAGATACAACAGACATGACCACAAGCATTTCTAAAAATTTTAAAGCAATAAAACAAGTATCAAACATCACAGCATTTAATTCAGATCCTTTCAGTGCTTGGAAAAGTGCTTTTAGGGAGTGTGTAAAATTAAGTTCGAAAGTGATCGATAGACAAGAGGATAAAGAAACAGAACAAAGATTAGATGTATGGTGTAGTAAAGGTGCAGATAGACCTTATGGTGATTTTGCAATTGAAGGAGCAAAGTCTGGTAAAAAATTTGGCATAGAAAACAAAGACAAATTGAATTATATCAATAATTTTGATTGGTTAAAAAAACATTTTGAGGAGACCTGCAGTGTCAGTACCTACTACTAAAATACCATTTGATAACATTGTTCAATTCGGACAACGCACCATGATATGGAAGAACGTGTTTAATGTGAGTTGGATATTGAGTAGATTCTGTAATTATGATTGCTCATACTGTTGGCCTTATGCCCATTCTAAAAAATTAGACCATCGACCATTAGACGTTTACAAAAAGACAATGGATGAAATAAAATCACAAGCAAGAAGTAATGGGTTTAACAGTTTCCATTTTAGTTTTTCAGGTGGAGAACCAACAGCATACAAAAGATTTTTACCTTTAATTGGACATTATGCTTCAGATGATAGAAGCAAATACCAAAGTATTCACATGACAACAAATTGTTCACCGGGAATAAAATGGTGGAACACTTGGCTTAAAGCCACAGAATCTCTCATGCGTAGAAGTATTACAGCAAGTTATCATCATGAGTTTGCAGATGAACAAACTTTTGGAGACAAACTTTTGATGTTGCAAAATGCAGGCGTCTATGTTACAATTAACCAAGTAATGGTTCCAGACTTGTTTGATGAACTATATGATAGATGTAAAAGATTCAACGATAGAGGAATAAATGTTACACTAAAACCACAAAGCAATGAATCAGCAAGTGAAATTGTGACAGGTTACAGTGATGAACAAATAGAATTAATGAAAACAGGATTTCCATTAAAGAAAAATGATGGTTCAACAATTGGTCAAATAAAACTTATGGATCACAAAGAAAACTTCTATGAACTAGATCAAGCAGAAAGGTTCAACGCATTTGGCTTCAATAAGTTTAAAGGCTGGACTTGTAATGCAGGATATCAAAGTTGTATTGTAAGAGAGCCGGGTGGTGAAATTAAAAGAGCATACAGTTGTCATGATGAACCGTTGGGAACAATTGATGGAGGATTTCAATTATTTAAAAATCCTAACAAGTGTATCACACCAACTTGCGTCAGTTCTGCTGATAGTAAAATTCCTAAATCAAGGGAGTTAGACAAATTAGAAGCCATAGAAAATGAAGAAGTTATAATGGAAATTAGTCGTAAGCAATCAAAATTATTTAAAAAGGAAAGAACAAATGTATAAACTTACAGACATAAAAGATGTTCATTTAGAAATTACGAGTAAATGTCAAGCCAAATGTCCTATGTGTCCTAGAAGAATACAAGGAGGTCCATTAAATCCTTTCATACATCTGGATGAAATAACATTGGACACATTTAAAAAATGGTTTCCTGAAGATTTTATAAAACAAATAGACAGTATGTTTATGTGTGGTAACTTAGGAGATCCTATTGTAAGCAAAGACACACTGGAAATATATCAACACCTTAGAGCAACTAATCCCGCTATAAGACTTGCGATGCACACAAATGGCAGTGCTAGAGATCCTGAATGGTGGACAAAATTAGCACAAGAAAGAGTGAAAGTTACTTTTGGTTTAGATGGACTATCAGACACCAATCATCTTTATAGAATATCCACAAACTTTGATAAAATTATTGAGAACGCAAAAGCATTTATTGCCGCTGGAGGATTTGCTAAATGGCACATGTTGGTGTTCAAACACAACGAACATCAAGTGGAAGAAGCAGAACAAATGAGCAAAGACCTAGGATTTAAAATGTTTTCTACAAAACACACTTCTAGATTTAAAAATGATAGTTTACAAGTTATAGATGAGCAAGGAAAACCTTTGCATAAATTAGAACCTACACAAAAAAGCAATGACATGATTCCATTAATTGAACAGTCGCAAAAAGAAACCACGCCAACCATTGTGTGTAAAGCAGTGAAAAACAGTCAGTTGTACGTGAGTGCCTGTGGCAATGTTTCACCTTGTTGTTGGTTAGATATGGAATGGATTCCTCCTATGCAAGAAAGCAGAATAGACTACATGACAAGAATTGGAGAATTTCCTAACCTAAATAAAAACAGTTTAAAAGAAATATTTGATAATGGATACTTTGATAAGATTGAAAAAACTTGGGGTCACTCACCATTACAAGAATGTGGTAAACAATGTGGATCTTTTGATAAACTAGGAGCTCAATTTGAAAATTAATATTAAAGATGTGTTGTATTGGATGGATGCTATTAGACAATCTGATGACAGGTATCGCACTCTTGAAAGTTTTTGGAAAGGACAAATCAACAGCAAAGTTTGGTTGATTGAAACATTGCAGAAGTATTTTCAAAGATTGCCATATAATATTGTTGTGTGTGGTGGTTGGAACGGAGTGCTATCTACATTGCTATTCAACAGCGAATTAGACATTGTAAAAATAACATCAATAGACAAAGACCCTGCATGTGAATCTATTGCTAACACAATGAACAAAGATTATGAAATGTCTGGTAAATTCCAAGCAATTACAGAAAACATTTTAGATTATAAAAACTATCACAAACATAATGTGATAATAAACACTGCTTGTGAACACATGACGCAAGATGAATACAATAAATGGATTGCAAAATTACCTAACCAAACGCAGGTTATAATACAAAGCAATGATTATTTTGATAACAAAGAGCATGTAAACTGTCATGAAAGTTTATTATCATTTAAAAAAAATTGCGGATTGCAGGTTTCATCTGCTTCCGAGTTGGTTACAGAAAAATACAAAAGATTTATGATATTAGGAGCAAAAGATGGATACAGCAACTAGAGTTTTTGACAAATTCAAAGACGGTACACTGCCGTGGTTGGAACTAGATATGGATTTTAATCCGTATGTTGATGACAAAGAATTAGCAAAAGTGGACAAACATTATGTGCCTCACAGAGAGAATGAATCACACAAAGGATGGAGCAGTTGTTGTCTGCATGGATTGGGGATTGATAAAACACAGGTGGCAAAAGAATATGGTTATGATGATGAGTTAAATGCTCCATACAAATGGACACAGTTGTCACAGGAGACTCCGGCAGTAAAAATGTTTTGGGATAAATTTCCTGCTGAAAGATACAGTAGAATAAGATTTATGAAATTGGATCCTGCTGGAAGAATTGATTGGCACAATGATAATCCAGGACATGAATTGCCAGAAGATTTGTGCGAATATCTGATTCCTATCAATGTTGCTATTTTACACCCTGCTCTATGTTATATGGAAATTAAAGATCACGGTCTTGTGCCTTTTAGACATGGCAAAGTATTTTTACTTAATATATTAAAAGATCATCAAGTAATAAACAACGCCAATGTTGAAAGAATACACATGATTGCTCAAGCACACATTGGCAACAAAAGAACTGAATTTAACACATTATTAGATAGGAGTATAAAAAAGTATGGCGTTCGATTATAATGCACAGCATAAAAAACACAATATAGTTTTTATTCTTGAAACTAATTTACACGCAATTAAAAATGTTTCAGCAAAAGAATTAATTCAAAACATCACTGAATACCAAATTGGAAATTTAAACACAATGGGATATGATGTACAGATTTCAATATCTGAAGATGCCACCATAGCCAAGATGGTTGATGATTATGATTATGCTGTGGTGTTTACTCCTGACACAGAATTTCAGGGCGGTGCATTCTTCAAACATTTACACAAACTGATTGAACAAGATTTTTATATAGCCGGTCATGTGTTAGATAGAAAAGACGGATACTATGAACTTCATGAACAATGTTATGTGATCAATTTAAAAAAACATAAAGAATTAGAATTACCTACAATAGGTGATCTTGAACGAAACTCAGAACATTTTAGTACAGAACCAATCAGGAGTGATGAAAATTTCCATGATGATTATACGCCTTTATGGGTAAAACCCGGCAATGAACTTAAAACGTACAAACACAAATGGCATGGATGGAACATTATTAGAACTGCACTGGACAATAAAGAAAACATTATAGTGTTTGATGAAGCAATACGTGCCAGTAAAAAATGTTATTATGCTGTACATGAAACAGACTTCAATGAAAACAGTAAACAGATATTTAAAAAATATAATCAAAGTGCGAATAGATTGTTTTACCCAATCAATACAGAAGAATTACAGTCTGTCCACACAGGCACACTTAAACAATTAATAACACCTGCCAGTGGATTTAACTGGTTATTGTATCTGGAAAAACATGGTTATGACGAAGGTACTGAAGTTGTGTTTTATGATTACAATCCTAACGCATTGTACTACATGGAACAAACAATACAAAAATTTGATGGCGGGGATTATCATAAATTTTTACAATCTTGTAATAGACACAAAACACCAGACTGGTTAAATTCTAAATTAGAAGTAGCGGAACATTTTGAAACTTTTAGACATCTTTGGCACATTAAAGATAAAATTAAATTTAAATTTGTTGAGTGCGATTTGTTAAATGAATTCACAATCAACCCAAAAAATGATCGAAATGTTATCTTCAACATCAGTAACATATTTGCTTATGAGCCAACAGTGCCGTTTGTCCCAACCAAGCAACGAGTATTCAAACAGAATCAATTGATAAGATTGCTTAAAGAAAAATACGATAAAATACAATTAATAGTGTCTCAACATGCATGGTCAGGTTTTGTAGAATATGACATTGATGCAGGACCTATTGAAGATTTCTATGAAGTAGATATTGAAACCTTAAAAGCGCCTATGTGGCGTTTTGGAAAAGATTGGAGTAATCCCAAAGATCCTTGGGAAGAAGATGAAGAAAAATAAAAACAGTTGTACTTTTTGTATGCATCCTTTCACAGGATTGGCTACTAGAGAAGACGGAGCAATTAAAGTTTGCTGTCGTAGTCTTCCTATAGGCAATATAAAAGACATGAGTCTGGAAGAAGCATGGAACTCTGACAAAATGAAAGATGTAAGACGTCAAGTGTTAAACGATGAACGTCCAGATGTGTGTGAACCTTGTTTTGATTTAGAAGATCAAGGAGTACAAAGTCTGCGTCAAAGACATATTACTGATTCATCTCCGGAATCTAGAATTAATTTATACCCAAATGCATTAGACAAACTTAACGATGATTATTCAATGCCGTTTGAATTGCCCACAATAGAAATTAAAATTAATAACTTATGCAATTTAAAATGTAGAATGTGTAATCCTTTAGATTCTACTCAATGGAAAGATTGGACGTCTATTGTCGATCATTACAAAAAAGAAGGAAACTATCTAGTAGACGCTGTTGAAAATTTAGGATTAACGAAAGCACCTTATGTAGGAATATTTGAAGATAAAGATCATTTTTGGGAAAACCTTGAAAAACTTTTACCTTACTTTAGACGTGTAGAATTTGCAGGTGGAGAACCGTTAATGGATCCTGTGCATTATAAAATATTAGATTTGTTATCCAAGAATGGAGATAACATTGAAATAAAATATGCAACCAACGGCACTAAATTAGGAATCAAAGGCGGAAGAACAGTGCATGACTATTGGCCCAAGTTTAAAAGTGTTGCTGTCAATGTAAGCATAGACGGATTGCATGACATATATGAATACATTCGAGGTAATGGAAAGTTTTCGGATGTTGAATACAATATTAAAGAAATGAAAAAGATTCCAACAGTCAGTCGAATCGTGGGTGCTTTTACTGTACAAGCAAACAATATTCTACAAATAGACAAAGTGATTGACTATTTTTTAAATGATATGAAGATTGTGTTTTACAGTCACAGAGTAAATTATCCTAGAGCATTATCGGCACAGGTTCTACCCAAAGCATTAAAAGATCAAGTGGTAGCAAAATTAGAGGCAATGAAACCTAAGATTAAAGATTATGAAATAGTAAAACAACACCCAGTATTGGAAAAAATTACACAACAACAAATACAAGATAACATTAATTTTTTACAAGCAAAAGACCTTAATCAATATTGGCAAGATTGCGTAGACTTTAACAGAAAACTTGATCTAACAAGAAACCAAGGACCGTTTGAAAAAATAAATCCGGAGTTTCAAGATTATGTTTAAAGTTGAACATCTATATCCTCACATACAACAGAGTGTAAAAGTTGAATGGAATCTTGGAAAAAGATGCAATTACGATTGTTCTTATTGTCCAGCAGTGATACATGACAATACAAGTCCTCACACAGACATTGACATTTTAAAAAATGCTGTGGATGAACTTTCCAAAATCAACAACATGCGAATCAGTTTTACAGGTGGAGAACCTTGTGTGCATCCAAAAATTTTAGAACTATTGGAGTATGCTAAACCAAAAGTGTCTTGGTTAAATGTGACCACAAACGGAACAAGAACTGCAGAGTTCTACATAGATATTTTGGATAGACTGATAAACCATATTGTGTTCTCTATACACTTCGAATACGACTACCAAAAGGTGATAGAAACCGTTTTAAACGTCGCACAACAAACAAAAAATAAAAATATACTAGCACACGTAATGATGTTACCAGGGCAGTTAGATGACGTCTCTGACGCTTGTAGACGCCTAAAAGAAGCAGGAATAAACTATGCTCTACGTCCAATTCGTTGGACAGAAACGCATGATATTTTTGAAGATATGGAACGTTACTCTGCAGAAGAAAAAGATTTTTTGGTGGCACAAAATCATAATCCCCCACACAACACATTGATAGACGAAACAGAATCTTGCAACACAAACGACTTGCTGATTGAAAAAACAAATCAATTCAAAGGCTGGAAATGCAATGCAGGATTGGAAAGTTTAATGATCAATTGGGACGGAGAAGTGCATAGAGCCACTTGTAGAGTGGGAGGACCTATCGGAAATATCTATGAAGGTACGTTTGTTCAACCTACTGAATCAATTGACTGTACACGTGAATGGTGTACATGTGCCGCAGATATTAATATTACAAAATCTAAAGTTTAACTTTATCCAATAAACTTTCAGGCTGACACATACAAGTGTTGCGTTTGTCACAAATTTTTGGTTTGATATCAGGATTAAATTTTGTCACAAAGTCTGGATCATATATGTTGTAATCTTCAAACAGACTAGTTCTACAAGCACTTGTTATCAGACCAGCAGGATCAATCATCATGCTGTCTACTCCTATATTACACATCCAACCTCGGAAGTCATTTTGCTTGTTCAATACAAGCCAATTGCGATTAACCTGTTTCTTTGATCCATCTTCAAACTTAATAGTGGGTTCACTTTTTAAATGTTTTCTGTGTGTCCATAAATGCCATAGACTAGGTCTTCTTTTTGTGGGTTTGGCGACGAATGCTTTTTGTTCGTCGGTGTAAGTGATTGTGCGATGCATCACTTCCATAGCACTTATAAACCAATCATGTTTACTTTTTTTAAATTTATCAATCAAGCCTAAACACACGTCCCATTGAGTTGGATCCATCAAAACCATTGCGTTAGGACTTCTATCCAGTTCATGCAGTGTGTCTGCCACTTCAATAAAATGTGGCACGTCACATTGTTTCCAATGAGCACTCAATAAAATTTTGTCAAACACTTCACCATACTTGCGCCACCATCTCACAGTTCTACTACCATTGGAACTGATTGTGATGTATGAAGGTATTTCTTTTCTGATTTCTGTTACAAACTCACCTAGTCTAGGCCACAATGTAGGTTCTCCTCCCACAATGTGCAGTTCCAGTTTTGTTTTGCCTACTGCTCTGTATTTTTGAAATAGATGTTTAAAATTTAGCACCAATTGATCCATGTCATCTGTCCATCTGTGAGTGCCTTCATGTGAACCTTCGAAACAGTACCAACAAGAAAAATTACAAGTGTTACCGATCATAAATTCTATACGCAACACTTCTTTAGGTTGGGGATTCCATACTTGTACTACGTTCATAATAAATGCTCCAATTCAGGAAATATAGATTTTGCATCTATGCCTCTTATGGCATCTAATTTTGTAACATATTCTTTGAATCCTGGAAGTAGATTACTGTGATCATTTTGATTCATATGTTTTAACACAGCCTCCCAACGACGCCAACCATAAGGATTGTGTTTCCAATACTCATCATCTTGTCTATAATTTTTCCATAGCCAGTCTTTAAAGTCCATAAATCTTTCTTCAACTTCTTGTTTGTCTTCTTTAGGCAATATCTGTATGCTTAAGAATGTTGGAATATACAATAGGTGCATGTTCACTAATCCACCTCCCATTTGTACTCCACCAGGCACAGTGCCTTCATTTAACTTTTTAAAACCACTTTGCACTTTCCATTTCATAAAGTCGGGCAAGTGTTTGATGTTGAAAATTTGTATTGCTGTGGCTAAACTGGTTTGAATATTGTCTGGCGTGTTATCCAGCATGTGTAAAGTTTTTTCCACTGTATCAAAATTTGTAGGAAAACGTATGTACTCATCACGTTTGCCCATGGCATCCATGCTGACAGCAAATTTAACTTTTCTAAACTTGCTCCACAATTGGATTAAATCTTCATCCACTAACAAGCCATTAGAGTTGTAACGCAACAATATTTTATCTTGATAGCCTTGTCTGATAATTTCTTCAATAAACTGTTTGTGTTCTTTAATCATTAAAGGCTCACCGCCTGCAAAATAAACCTGTTTAAGATTAGGAATCTGTGCGTACATCTCTTGCCAGAACGTATCTTTTTCATGCCATTTGTTATTGAATTCTTTTTTATTCCATTGTAATTGATCTTTTACAGTTTTATCTTTTAATTGAGGCATCAACTGTTGCCAATCCTTAACCCATTTTGAACTGTCATGCGGAGAACACATCACACATTTGATATTACAAGTGTGTCCAAGTCTTAGATCCAGATACATTAATTGTTCAGGCACTGTGCCATCTTCTTTAGTTTGACGCAGTAACTCGGGTATATCAACTCCATCTTTGTACCACGTACCAGTTTCCCATATACGTTTACTCACAACACCTACTTTTTCTTCTTGAAAACATTTGCTACAACTGGCAGGTACTTTGCCATTCATCATAGTTGTACGCACTGATTTCATGTAATCGTTGTTCCATGCTTCCATAGGAGTGTCCTTGCCAAAGTTTGCAGGAGTGCCATCTTCCTTTTTAACCAGTCCCACTTCGTGGTCGGTACCAGCACCGCTGGCGTTTGCTGAGCAACACAATCTCATATCTCCATTGGGTCTGGTAGCAAAATGTATCCATGGTAGAATACAAAACGTAGAACTGCCTGATACAGATTCAAGTTCTTTTTGCCATTTACCCAACTGGGTGTCTTTAGGATTTTGCCAATACTCGTTGCTATCAGTCATGTAATCTCCTATATATTGATTCGCACAACAGTTGATTTGTTTTTTCTCCAGGGTGCATATCGTCTGTTGCTGTGTCCAAGTACACGATACCATCGCTATGATAGTTTTCTACTTGTATAAATTCTAATTTGTTTTTATTTAATTCTTCAGGTGTCGCAGGATAATGAATATAATTTACACCTTGTTTTTGTAGATGTAAATCTGCATGTTGTATATTGAACCAACTTTTCATTGCATAATCTTTTTCACTCAAATACTCTGCCCATTTGCGTTCTTGATTTGTTTTTGCCCAAGGACCTAATCTATCTCTAAAGAAAGGAAATTTATGAGGAAAATTAAACAGCATGTCTCTCACAAAGTGTGTCCACATAACAACCACAGTGTCATTAGGTTTGTAATCAAATTTTAAAACATTGTACAGTATTTCTGTGTTGCTTGATCCTGGAAAAGATTCGTTCACACATTCAACTTTCATTTTGTTAGCCAATAAACTTGCCCATCCTAATTTGCTGGGTTTTAGATTATGCAGTTTATCAAACATCCAATTGTTACAGTCAGGTAATCCTGTGCCATAAGCATACGAACAACCAAAAGTTATCAGTCTTGACATTTGCTAACTCCCCATTCTCGTTCTTTACACCAAAAACATTTACCACACACTGGCACAGGCGACCCTGAAACATATGTCTTGTAATCTAAGTCTCCAAAGATTTCAGGATATGTCTGATTATCACCTTCACAACTTCTTGTAAGATCAAATAGGTCCATTATGCCTAATTTTTTATATTGAGCAACTATCCAATCTTTTTGAACGTGTGTGAAAGGGTGACAAGCCAAGCCGCCCATGTGTGTTTTGATCAGTCTGTCTAATGTAACATCTTCGATGTCTCGATCCAATAGACGACCATCAAATTCTTTGTCTGGATTCTTGGTCACACCACAGTACCAAGCATCTAAATTTTCTGTATGAGCCACATATTCTGCGTGTGCTCTTAATTCTATTTGATTTCCGCTTTTTAATTTGCCATATTCATCCTGTATGTTGGGTCCTATTGATCCCCATTCTAAATCAGGAGCAATAAAATTTTCATGTCTTTTAAATTGTATGTTAGGAAAAGAATTAGTAATCCAATTGAACACATTCAAACTGTTTTGTTTTTGCCAAGGTCTGGTTTTCCAACATCTTATATTGGTTATGATGTGTACATTGGTGTTAGATTTCAATTGAGATATAATACTGCACAACAGCACACTCATTAAGGCACTGTCTGCACCACCGCTCACACTGATACCAATATTTTTCCATTCAGGATTGAAAGGAAATATTACTCCATTTACATCATGAAGGATATCATGATAGGCACTAGATTGGTATAGAGATCTTATATTTTCTAAATTGGACATATATGGACATTTCTATTTATCGCTATTAACTACGCACATTATAATTTACGATAAGTACAAATGATGTTAAAAAAATTAGATACCAAAACCAATTCCAAAATATTATTTGATTTAGTAAAGCATTTACCAGAAGGTAAAAATACTTTGAACAAACCTACAGGAGACTTTTTTTATGATCCTTGGGAGGTGTTACCAGAATATAAAGGCACTGCCATTGAAGATTTATTGAAACAGTTGCCAGATCACGGTGAAGCAAGAGTAATTGTAATGGCACCCGGCAAAAGTTATTCGGTTCATGCTGATGTAGATGACAGATATCATGTCACACTAGATGCAGAACAAAGTTTTCTTCATGATATTGAAAATGAAACAATGTATTCTAGTAAACCAGACAACACAGTGTACTTGATGAACGCAGGAATGCTTCATTCAGCGTCTAATTATGGATACAAGAACAGATATCAATTGGTAATACGCAAGAGATTGCAAAGTAACCGTATGATGAATGATCCAAGACAGGTTGTTATGACATCAACCGATCCTGTGTACAATTTAAGATATCTTTTTGACAGTTCTTTTTCAATACTGCTCAACAGATTAGCAAAAGAACAATCAATAGATGCCTTTGCTAGAATTAATGAACACACAATTAAATTTTTGTGTGATGGATCAAAAATAAATGAACTTTTAAAGATGCAACAAATTTGTGGATTTAAAATAGATATTGTGTATGCCTAATTGGAAGCATTTTTATAAACATAAACAAGGACTCGCTGTGGCGAATATGCTTTACCAACCGCTTGTCAGCGAAGACAACACTGTGTTCTGTATGAATTGGAATCCAAACGACTATTTTGAGAATGAATCTATGAATGAAGAATTATACAACTTCTGGTTTGATCAAGAAGTGGTATATCTTTCAAAATTAAAAGACACAAAATATATTCCAGAATTATTAGATATTGATTATGCTAAAAGAGAAATTAAATTCAAATGGTACAATAAAAATCTTAATGTTTTGATTGAAACCAATCAGATAGACAACATACCCAATTGGAAAGAAAAAATTAAACAAATAAAACAAGATTTAGAACAGCAAAACATATACAAAATTAACATGTACCCTCATACTTTTTACTTTGATGATAACAATGAAGCACACTGTATGGATTTATATGGTTGCACAGACAATGACAACAGATATCTTGACATA